AAAACTTGTCTTTGTCATAGCATCCAAGGTCAAGAGAGTATCTTCAGTAAAGATAGATACTAATACACCTTTGAGTTTAGGTGTTATTCCAGCTTCTGATGCGAATTTATTTATCAGATCTTTTGCTACTTTCTTGTCTGCTTTGAACTCTCTCTGAGCTTTCCATATAGCCTGAGTCTTTGCAAAGTCTTTAGACTTCTGTGCTTTCTTGTCTTTGTTCTGAGCTGCTTTCTGCTTGCTTATATATTCTGGTTTTCCAACCTTTACAAGCTTAGCATTATGAAACTCATCTTCACCTTGTACTCTATCTTCAGCCTTCTTATAGAGTATCTCTACAACAATTCGAAGCCATTCAGTAATCCTAGCAGCAATTCCACCTTCTTCTACGATGGTATCCATTATCATACTTAATTTCGGTACACTAATAACAGAGGCAGAATTTATCCAATCCTCAATTATCAGAATAGTATTTATGATAACATCCTTTCCTGCTGTTCTAAGGATAGCGTTCTTCTGTGCTCCTGAGTCAGAAGGCTGATATCTGAATAAAGAATAAGAGTCAGCTAAGACAATAAGTATTCCTGCCAGAGTCTGAGTATCCAAGAGTCTAAGATAAGAATCACCAGCTTGAGCTATTCCACGGCAATTATCTACTTCAGATAGAGGACTATTCCATGTAAGGATAATCTGATTCTTTCCACCAGAAGCCAAAGGTATAAGTGGAATATTAAGAAGAGATACAATACCAGTAACATCACAGACGCATGTCATCATCTCATTATGTTTGGCTATTAGAAGCCTTCTAGATACTCTTTGTGTCTTAGCATTATATGCTATGTGTTTCGCTGGAGCTTCTAGTAATTTCGCGGACAGGCTAGTCCCTTCCATTTTAGCCTTTGAGCCATTCTTCTTATTCTTATCCTTCTTAGAAGAGCCATTGACATTCTGTTTGTCTTTGACAGAACTTTGGTTAATACCAGACTCTATCTTTTTAGAGGATTCCGCGAATGCCACTGCTAGAGCATTCATATTAGTATCATTATTGGTTGACATAATATTCCTTGTATATATTTTGGTATCTATTGGATTCTAGTTTCTCCTAACAATGGCTCCAGTGGTGATAATGTCACAAATATCCTTAGCATCCCTCAAGTCGAGATTATAAGTATTTTTGAGCCAGACTAGCATTGGAATCTTATTATCCAAATAGCCAGCCAGTATCCTACTAGCATCAGATTCTGTTATTGCTTGCACTCTAGCATCTTTTGTAATTACTATCTTACCCGTTAAAGCAGAAGTTTCAGTTCTTGCAGGAAGTCTAATTGTCAGCATAATATTCCTTATGTGTTTCTATTGGTATCTATTACTATCTATTCTGTTGCCAGAATTCTATTATCCTAGTAGAAGCTATTCTCTTAATAGAAGCTCCTTCTAATGGCAGAATCTCATAATTTCCGCAACTATAATTCTACCATAGTTTTCCCTGACAATATTACCCGATGTCAACTATTTTTTCCCGTCAAAAATGCCAAAATGCCAAAATATTTAAATACTAGAATCCCATAATGCTATTCTGCCTGAACTGCCTATTATCGTGGGTAGGACCCCTACACCCCTACACCCCCAACTTGGGTGAAATAGGTTAGCTTCTGTCGCTACGCTCCTAATATCTAGTAATCGCTCCTAATAGTATCCCTCCTAGCCAGTGCCGAAGGCTCCCCGAGAATATCCTATGGGTAATAGTCTAATCCTATGGGTAAATCTAAGGTATAAGGCTCCTCAATAAGGTATAAGGGGAAGTTATAATGCGCTTCCATGCCTGTGTCCTCCAAATAAAGAGTTCTTATACATCATGAGACAAAAATATAAATAGGTAATTAAAATACATTTTCTTCTACCACCCTATTCTATCCTCTAAATATAGATACCTTAAGAGATATCCACTAGCAAGAAGAGATATCCACTAGTCTATAAGGAGCATTCATAGAAGCTAGTAGCTTATCCCGTAGAATATAGGCTATTTCCACCCAGATGGGGGTACAGGGGTATAGGGGTCTAAAGTGGTATAATAGGCAAAAAAGGCAATATCGTACATCCGGCATGGAAATTTCAGATAATAGTGAGGAGAAAATAGAGTATTTATAAGGGAATATAGCCTATTTGAATGAGAAGTTAGAATCTACTGTATTTAAAAAGTAATATGTCACTGCGTCCATATGGCATTGCGGGAGCGAGTTTTATATTAGAACCTATGAATTTCTAGAATATTGCTTGGTATAAAAACAACACTTGGAAATAGGTTAGATTCTGTCGCTTCTAATAAAAGTCTGTTCAATGTTAAGCAAAAGTGGCAGATATAATTAGAATCTGTAATACTTAACGGGATTGCTGGAGATAGAATATTATAATTTAACTGGGAAAAATACTCAAAATGGCTCAAAATAGGCGTATAATGGGCAACAGGAAGGAGAAAATAGAATCATCATCCAGTAAACGATAGAATTCAATAGATACTAGAAAGAAGGCAGAATATGTTCTATAGCAGCGAACAGAAGGCGAGACAGGAAAGAGACAGAATGAATAGGAGAATCTCAATTGCGGATTACATTCTTATGTGGGTTATAGCGATCCTCATATCCATAATGTGTATGCAATGGTTTCTGGGATAAGATGGACAGAAGATACAGAATATTACAAATTTTGAACAGATAAAGGATTGACAGACAGATAAAACGACATATAATTAAGACTCTCGCAGGGTTCGAAAATAGAAACAGGAGAATATATGGCAGATAAAAAAGCAAATTGCTTTGCAGTTCTGGTGAGTGGTACTAGGATGGCAATTGCGGCAGATATGGAGATTGCAGAGATCATAATAGATGCTCTTATTCAAGATGATAGAAAAAGAGAGGAGGATCAAGCAGTAGCATTAGAGACTCGAATAGAATACACTCCTGAAAGTGAATTCACCATTGAACCAATATATACAAAGGAGACGCTATTCGAACCAATAGAATAATGCTACAATGAATGTTAGACGGGTTCAACCCACACTGACTAGGCAGTTTCCTAGATTGTTAGATAGTTGGAGAATAGAATGCTTAAATTTCAAATGGACGTATCGAAGAAAGATCCTAAAACTAATAAATACGTTAAACAGGGTGAAGTTGCAGTTACTACACCTTTGCTTGCAGATGTTATTCCATTCATGGGCGCCGCTATCACCAGCGAAGAGGAAGGAGTTCCCGTATATGATGCACCAGAAGCGAACTGGCTTATGTCGGCTATTCTCTCTTACGTGAAGGCTACTGCTCGGAACAAGCTTATCAGCGGCACAGCTAATCTGAAGGATGGACTGAAGATTCCAGAGACTTGGGCAGAATTCACGGCTGAAGGTATCCGTGGTGGTGGTGCTGCTTTGCTGGCTTATCAGGAAGCTAAACGGAGCTTTGCAGAATGGATTACAAAGCAGGGTAAGACTGAGAATGTGCAGAATACCTTGATTACTCTTTTTGGCAATAAAGCTGCTCTCAGCTTGCAGTCAACTAAGAATAAGGAGAAGATGAAAGCTTATGTCGAAGAGTTCGCTTCAGCCTTAGAAGAAGATGTTCTCGAAAGACTTCAGCGTCCAATTGAATCGGTGATTGAAGCATGTTCTACTGAAGAAGCAGAACTCTAAGCCCTCTAGAATCCTAGACCAATCAAAGCCCCTTCTAATCCAAGGGGCTTTTTTACGCCTATACGATTTAGGAGGGGCTATGGAGGCTTTTTATTTTCCTAGCCGATCCTCTATGTCAATAGCTCCTCTCCGATTTTCCTAAATTTTTTCCCATCCTTCTATATAATATTAGACTATTCTTATTATCTTTGAGCTATTATTGATGACTATATTGCCACTATTCCTCTATTGCCTACTGAACCAGATTGAAAACTTAAGTACTATGTTAGAATGTTTGATGTTGCTTAGAATTTATTGTATTACTCAGAGACTGATAAGAAGGAACAGGAGCTTATAATATGAAGGATAAAATCTTAAACTATCTGGCTGCTGGTCTAAGACCTTCTCAGGTTGCTTCCTTGGTAGGATGCTCACCTGGATATATTTCACAACTGGCGGGTGAAGAAGAATTTAAAGAACAATTAAGAGCAAAGATGTTGGATTCTATCGAGCCTGTTGAGGAGACGATGGACAAACGCTATCAGGGCTTGGAATCTGATCTTATAAACGCTATGAGAGATACTATCCCTAATTCTGAACTTCCTGCTATTACAAGAGCTCTTGAGGTTGTCTCACGTATTAGGAGTGATACATATCAGAGAAAGAATCCTTTGCCTCAACAGGGTACAACAAATGTACATATTGTACAACTCACACTCCCTGCCCATGCTATTCCTGCTGCGCCAGTAATTCAAATGAGCTCCAATGGCGAGATTCTAGCAATTAACGAGCAACTGCTGGCACCTCTATCTTCTGATGGGGTTAAGGATCTATTTACAAGGATAAAAGAGAGAAGAATTGCTGCTTCTACTGCTTCTGGTGTTATTGATGCTGCTATGATTGAGAAGAATATGGAACTCTGATTTTTAATAAAAAGTTTAGAATAGAGTAGCCGAAGGCACAGACGCTTTGGCACTTAGATGCTAAGGATTATAATATGACTGATACTCTAAAAATTGATAAGGATACTCCTATTTCTAATAAGAAAGATGATATTCTCCGAAGAAAAGAAGAAATCTCCCTAGTGGGGCGGCGGAACAAAATACTATCCTCCGCGATAAAAAGAATCTACTCCAACGCGGAATTTTTTGGCCTTACCAAAGAGACTACTTCTGAGGCTCTTATCAAGAAAATGAAGAAAGATTCGATTGAGAGAGAAACTTTAAGGGAGGACTGATATTAGGAATGATGGAATAGAATAGAAAGCGTATGTGGCCGAATTACTACTAGAATCTTCCTCCCTATCTGATAATCAAATCTTTGAGACAAAGCTAATAGATGTTGATCCTAAGGATGCATATGAGCGTGGGCGCATAGATTTTAATTTCTTTGCCTCTCTAATGATTCCAGATGTTATAGTCTATCTTTTTCCAGACTTCTATGTGGGACTCTTCAAAATTCTAACAACAAGAGATGCTGTTCTTGCTGGAAAGATTCTAAGATTCGCGCTCGGGCTTCCACGTGGACATGCTAAGACAACATTTATCAAAATAATAATAGCATATCTTATAGTCTATGATATGATGAGTTTTATTGTTATTATCTGTGCAACCTCTCCCCTTGCCCAAGAGCTATTATCTGATGTTAATGATATGCTCTGTTCTGATAATGCTAAGCTTGTCTACGGAGATTGGGATAGGCAGCTATCTACGGATAACAAAGAACTTAAGAAGTGTCAGTATCATAATCGCTCAGTTATTCTAGCAGCTAAAGGAGCAGATACTGCCATTCGTGGTATCAACATCAAACATAGAAGGCCTGATGTTATCTTTTGTGATGATGCACAGACTAAGGAAAATGACGAGTCTCCTACAGATCGCTTGAAGTTTAGAAAGTGGCTAGTTGCTATGTTCAAGATCATAGCTCCGCGCTCGAATAGACTTATAATCTATGTTGGAAATATGTATTCTGAGGATTGTATCCTCTTCCAACTCAAGAATAATCCTTCATGGATATCTCTAATAACAGGTGCTATCAAAGAAAATGGTGAACCTTTATGGCCTGAGCTTCATTCTATTGATGAACTCATGGAATCTTACTTCCACGATGAGGCAATGGGTGAAGCTGATGTTTGGTTTGCTGAGGTTATGAATGATCCAATATCAAGAGCTATATCCCTCTTACTAGATTCTCTCCCTGAGCTCGAAAAAGAAGAAGAGGATATTGTACCTGATGGTGTATTCTTGACAATTGACCCGGCAGGCTTCAGAGATAATTCTGATGATAATGTGATAGTAGTTCATTATGTATTTGATGGTAAAGGAATGGTAGCTGAGCTTGATGCTGGCATAAAAGATCCTGAACAGATTATTATCCGAGCACTTCAACTCTGTATGCACCATGGTGGTTCCCTAATAGGTATAGAGGAAACTGGCTATCAACAGACTCTTTTATTCTGGATAAGAAAGTATATCAATGAATGGGGCATTACTGGAATACAAGTTGTTCCCTTGAAACCTGCTGGTCGATCTAAGGAAGCTCGTATTCGTCTATTCATAGCAGAACTCTATGCGATGAACTACTATCTTTTCGCTGCTGTAAGATCTGCTTTTACTTGGCAGGCTATGAAGTATAAGATAGGTAAGAAAAAGAATAAAGATGACATTCTTGATGCTGTAGCTTATGGCCTTGATGTAAGAACAGAATATTGGGATCTTATAAGAAATCTCAAGGCACAAGGAAAATGGTCTGTGCAGGCTACTGTCCTTGGAAATAATACTCCATTCTGATTCCTTTTTTGATCTGTAAGAATAGAAATGAAAGAATTATAGAAATGACTCCAACAGAAGCTCAAATAGGCAAAACACTCAAGCTCTCAGTACAAGCTCAACGTAGTGTTCTTCAGTTTGCTGAAGGTGTATTAACTGTTCATAAGCAGTTTACAGATATGCAGACCAAAATGGATGCTATTGATATAGCGTATGCGCGATTTAAAGCAGCTTCCACCAAAGAAGGATCTAATGGGCAAGATGTTAGCAGACTTGGTGATGTTGGCTGCGGAAATACCTTTGCTGAGGATGACGTAACTCCTCCTATTGTTGTTTCCCAAGTGGATTCCTATGTGGCCTATATTGCTGATGTATTCTTATCAGGCACACCAATGTTCCCTGTTGTATCAAATCCTTCTAATAGAAAATACGCAGAACAACTCGAGACACTTCTTGATGATCATGCACTGTTAGGAGGATATGCTCGGCAACTTATGCTCTTTATTCGAGATGGTATCAAATACAACTATTCTGCCATTGAAACAGATTGGGATGGTATTGATCAATTCTCTGTTGGAGCTGATTTTGAATCTGGTACAGGAAAGAAGATCAATAGAGATGTAAAATCTTTCACCAGACTTAAAAGACTTAATCCAAGAAATGTTGTTAGAGATATAGATGTTGCACCCGGTGATGTAGCAGAACTGGGAGATTATGCAGGATATATTGAGATAATTTCTAAGACTAAGCTTAAGAGAGAACTCAATAAACTAACACTTAAGGGAGAGGTATATAATGCCGGCCCAGCTATGGCCTCTTCCACCGCGGTATCTACTACTCCAGGAAGCAACTATAGACAAGACCCAGATATAAGTGCCTATGTGAGTTCTACTAATAATTCGAAAACAGGAGTTAATTGGGATGCTTATTTTGATCCAGTTGGTACAGGCAAGAATAGAACAACAGGATCATATGGTTCAAAATATGAGCGCTTTGTACTCTATGCCCGAATTATGCCTGCTGATATGGGTATAACAGCACCTCAAAAGAATACTCCTCAGATTTGGAAGTTCGTTATCATAAACGGAATGTTTCTTATCTCAGCTAAAAGGATCATATCCGCTTATGACTATCTTCCTATCCTATTTGGCCAGCCTTTGGAGGATGGTCTTGGATATCAAACTCAGTCTGTTGCTGAGGGTGAGATTCCTTTCCAAGAAGCAGCTTCTACCTTATTCAATATACGTTTCGCTTCTGCTCGTCGTGCTGTATCTGATAGGGCTTTATATATACCTGAACTGATAAATCCCAAAGATGTAAATGCTAAAGGACCTGCTCCTAAGATTCCTGTGCATATCTCTCAGCTCTCGAACAAGAAGATAGATGATGCTTATAAGCAGCTTCCTTTTGATAATAGAGGTCTTGAGAATGTAATAGGTGATGCTCAGGTTCTAGTAGGCTTTTCCAAAGAGCTTCATGGTCTTAATAATCCACAGCAAGGACAATTCCAGAAGGGAAATAAGAGTGTCATTGAGTGGAATGATACTATGGCTGGATCCAATAACAGGCTTCGCCTGCCAGCTTTGACTTTGGAGCATCAGGTATTTGGACCAATGAAATCTATCTTTGTTCTTAATATCTTTCAATATGGAGAAAATGCTGTTCTTATTTCCCAGAAATCTGGGGAGACAATAACAGTGGATATTGCTGTCTTAAGAAAGCAGGTCTTAGCTTTCAAAGTAGCTGATGGATATACACCAAAATCTAAGCTTGCTTCTTTGGATATGCTGACAACAGGTCTCCAGATGATCTCGACATCACCTATTCTGCAACAAGCTTATGGTGCTTCCCTTCCAGGAATATTTGCTCATATGATGCAACTTGGTGGCGTGCGAGGATTAGAAGAATATGATCCTAATTATAAGCCTGTTGCTATTGCCCCCGCGGGACTTATGGATAATGGAATAGCAACACCTCCTGCCCCTCCGGCATTAGGAGCTCCTATGGCTGCTAGTAATCAGACAGCGTCTGCCCCCGAAATGCAAGCTCCTATCCCTGTATCTCCTCCCGGCATTCCCTAAAGGAGAATATTAATGGCACAAATTATTCCTTTTATATTTCTTAATGATGCTGAACAGACTATAGTTAATGAGCATCTATCTGATCCCACTGTCAAGAAATACTTTCGTTCTTTGGCTTATCAGAATATAACAGATATTATCTTAGGAAGTCCTGATATCAATGAATCTGCAGAATCTTATCTTAGACGCCAAGCTGTAGTTAAAGGTAGATTAGAAGTTATAGAGACACTTCTATCCATTCAAGAGATTAAAAAAGTCTTATAATCTAAAAGGAGAATCTTATGTCTTTTCTTGCATCTCTCAATCCATTCCGTTCCCCTGAATCTTCTGGAAATAATCCTCCAATTCAGCCACCTTCTGGCCAGCCATATGGCCCAGGAATGGATAAAGGGCCTAATGACACTCAAAGACAAGATACTGGCCAAGCAGCTCAGAATAAACAAGGTCAAGCACAAGGACAAGGTAATGGACAAGGTCAAGGAAGTGATCCTAATGCTGGCAAAACTCCCCAAGAAGTTGATCCATTAGCAGCTTTTAGTAAGATGTATGAGAATCCAGCAGCAGCAGAAAAAGCTCCTGTGTTCTCTCTTGATGATAAAGCATTAGATGGTGCCGTTGCAGCTAACGATTTCACAAAGGGATTCCCTCCCGAAATGATGCAGAAAGCTACAAGCGGTGATGCTAATGCTCTAATGGCTATGATGCAACATGTTGCAGGACAAGCATACAAATCTGCTCTATCACATAGTGCTACTCTTACCGGAAAATATTCTGATGCAAGAGATGAATATAATAGCAAAGGATTTACTTCTAAAGTTCAACGGGAGCTTACTGTTAACGCACTTACAGGCACTCCTAACTTCAAGAATCCAGTTGTTCGTAAGCAACTGATTATGATTGCTGAGAATATTCAGCGCCAGCATCCTGACTCCTCTCCAGAAGAAATTGCTGACATGTCTCGTACTTATATTACAGAGATGAACAAGGCTATTAATCCTTCTGCTCAAAGCAAGTCATCCACGGATAAACAGGCTCCTACTGATTGGGATGCCTATTTTGCCCAGGATGATAGCTAATCCTTAATATCTTCTATTTTAAATTATAGGAAATCATAATGCCTATCGCATCCGGTATCTTCAATTCTCTTACAGGCAATCCTGCTGAACTAAATGCAAGATCATTTGCATCACAGATTCTCAGGCGCTTCCCTAATGGCTCAGCTCCTATCTTTGCGCTTACATCGCAATCTGGGCGCTCCAGAGCCAAATCTTCTACCCATGGATACTTCTCAAAGACCATGGCCTTTCTCACATCTGTGCTTGCAGTAGGTGTTTTGATTGGTGATGGTTCTGTTGTTGTTCCTTCTACAGCTGGTATTGTACCGGGTATGATCTTTTGGAATAAAAGGACAAATGAGAATATCCGTGTCACTGCTGTTACTAATGGAACAACATTAGCTGTTTCTCGCGCATTTGGTCGTGTGCCAGCAGCCGCTATGAATATCGGAGATACTCTTGTTCAAGCTGGTACAGCATTTGAAGAAGGTTCATTCCGTCCAGTCCCACGCCGCCTCTCTACTGAGTATGTTCCTAACTATACACAGATCTTCCGTAATGCATGGGCTCTTACTGATACTGCAAGAGCATCCTATGCTGAGATGGGTATTAGCAACGTAGCAGAGAATCGTGGTGATTGTGCTATGTTCCACTCAGTGGATATTGAATCAGCTATCATCTGGGGCCAAGCCAAGATGGATACTACTGGCAATACTCCTATCCATGCTACGCAAGGTGTTATTGACTCAATGAGACAATATGCTCCTGCTAATGTGAATGTTGCAGCAGCTACTACCACATTCGATCAGCTTGTATCCTTGATGGAACCTGCTTTCCAGACTTCTACTAATCTGGGCAACGCTAAAGGGCGTGTCATGTTTGGAGATTCTGTAGCTATAAAGGTTATGAACGCTATTGGGCGTAGATCTGGTCAAGTTACGATGCAAAACAGTGCAACATCCTTTGGTATGAAATTTAGTAGCTTTGATTTCTACAAAGGCACTATCGACATGGTAGAGCATCCACTATTCAATGGTCTTGGACAAACTGGTATCGCATTAGTCATGGATATGCCAGCTCTTAAACTGGCCTATATGGAAGGACGTGATACTGTACCAGAAGAATATGGTGTTGGTCCAGGTAAAGATACTGGAACAGAAGGTATTGACGCAGTAGGTGGCTCCCTCACAACAGAATTGGCTGTTGAACTCATTAATCCATATGCCTGCGCTTATGTTACCGGTATCACAGCAGCTGCTGCTATCGTCTAATTTGTTGCCCTCCTACTACCCTACACGATCTTCTCCTTTCGAAACAATGTAGGGTAGTAGGCTTTTTATTATTTTCTTTTGTTCTTTTTAAAATATAGAGGTACTAGAATGTCCACAAGCAATATTATGCAACAAGCCAAAGAAGCAGCAGCTAAAAAGGCAGAAGCTGCTGCCAAGGCAAAAGAAGCTATTAATGATCCTACCGCGGCTGCCACTCTTGCATCATCCAATACAGCAGCTAAGGATGAAGCTATCAGGCATCCAACCACTCCTGCTGCCGGCGTAATGGAATCTTCTGTCCCTGTTGATTCTCCTAATATTCCAAACAGTCTCAGAGTCAAGACAGACAAGAATGAATGGAATGAGGCTATCAATGATCAACTAGGTGGCAGCAATACTCCTACTATTCCTCCCAATGTCTACGCTGACAAGGCTGCGGATACGAACAAAACTGATGAGACTATCTACACTCAGGGAGATGATGGCACTATTATTCCAGACAAGGATCTTCCTGTTCCTGCTAACGGCTTCAAGAATAAAGGTCTCAATCAATTCTATACATCTGATGGTGGTAAGGTGGTTCCTGATGCAGCAGGTTATTTTGTACCAGAGAATGAAGAACAATGGGATGCTTTGACAAGATACGCTGAGAAGCATGATCTGGTAGAAGTTCCCTCTGGTAGTAGCTCAGTACGTGGAAAGAAAGATCAAGAAGCTTATAAAAGTAAGAAATAAGAGAAAATAGGATAGAATAGAAAGATAGGAAAATATCATGAACTTCACAGAGATAGTGGCTGAAGTAGTCAGAGTAACAAAACGTCCAGATAAGATATTGGATGCACGTAGAGAAGTTAATGCTGCTATTAATTTCTACTCAATAGACTCTTTCTTCGATAGGGATATTTCGGAAATTACCCTTCCTATCTCTGTGGGTGAATATACTCAGGATATTCCATTCTCAGATCTTCCAAGATTTAGAAAGTTTCAGTATATAAAAAGAGCTGGAACATTGAATTATCTATCAACTCTGGATAAGGTAAAGCTCTTTATTAGAGGCTGTGATATTGTTGATAAGTACTATATAACTGGCCCAGCTGTTAGAATCTCTATGAAAGCAACTGCTGCGGCCCTAGACATAGGCTATTGGCAGTATCCTCCAATATTGACAGATGCAGCTCCTGAGTTCTGGCAATTAGAAGGTAATTGGCCGGCCGTGCTGGATAGAGCTATGGCCAAGGTCTTTGCAAATATCGGGGATGATGCTTCTTCTGCCAAACATGAAAGATATGCTGTGGTTGCTTATCTAGCATTTAGAGCAACCTTACAGAATCAGTCCTAGGGATCTTAGGGATTCTTAAGAAATAGGAATCTTAGGAAGGAGATATAATGTCTGAACATGAAAATGAGGATAGAGAGCCAAAAGCAAAACCAGACCCAACAGATAATGTAAGACTCTTTCTTGATAATGCTGTTGATAGAATTGATGATCTACGGAATCTTGGAAATGAAAGAATAGAAGAGTTAATGGCTGCATCTAAAGATAAAAGAGATGTGGTATTCGAAATAAATAATAAAAGATTAAGTGATCTAAGGATAGCTGATAATAACTTCTCCAAAATGGAATCTTTCTATCTTCGAGAACTCGCTCTATCTGAATCAAAAAGAATTGATGCTGTTATAGCTGTTGGTGTTACTGCGGCTGCTGTTACTTCAGAAAGACAATCTGAAGCAGCTACAACTCTGGCCCTGCAAGTAGCACAATCTGCTGATACTCTACGTAATCTTGTTGCACAGACAGCATCTTCTCAAGCTCTGCTTCTTTCCCAATTTCAAGGTTCTGTTGACAAAAGATTAGTAGATCTCGAGCGTGCTCAGAATGTCAGTACTGGTCGACAAGGAGTATCTGATCCTATGATGTCTGAACTAATAACAGAAGTTAAAAGACAAGGAGAGAAAAGTGCAACTACAGGAGGAAGCAAAGAAGGATCTGATGCCACAACTTCCAAGATAATTGCTGCTGTAGCTGTTGGTATTGCTGTTATGACATTCTGGAATTCAAATCAGAATAAAAAAGAAGTAGTTTATGTTAATACTCCACAGGCTGCGGCGTCTCCTCCAGAATCTACAACCATTGTTATTCCAAGTGCTAAAGGAACAAAATAATGCCCGCATATAATGGTACTTTTGCCGCTCCTATTGGTTCAGGAGATGCTGGTGTTGTAGGTATAATTCATGAATTAGCCGCGCAGCAGATTCAAGGTGGATTACCCGGTGAGCATTATCATGTGAGTCGTGCACTCTTAGAAGCTCTTATTAATCTTACCAGATATCATTACATTCTTGAGGCTCTTACTTCTCCTTCCCTCGAATTTATAACATTAATGGATGGAGAAGTTCTTTACCTTGCACATAAGGAATTGACTGGTATTTTCATCAGTGATCCTATTGGACCAGCTAATCCTATCCCTCTTCCAGAAGATCCTGCTGATATATCAATAGTAGGAAAAAATCCTTATTTTGCTAATATGATGATAGTAGGAAGTACTGATAATAAAATTACTATTGCTAAATCTATTAGATACTACGAAGGAGGTCCTGCACCTACATATAATAATAATAACTATATTGTATTCACTAAATATTATGAGAGTGGAGATAATGGGAATACTTGGATATCATTGGGTTCGAATACAGGACAATTGGACGCTACTATTTCTATCCTTCCTCTCAATGCTCTATCTGTAAATGGTGTCTATTGTGTTATAGACTATCAGAATAAAAAAGTATGGAGAGGGGCTGATGGGATAATAGCAAAAGAAGTAACAGGAGCTTTTGGAACTGATAGACCAATATGGTTTGGTTGTTCAAATAGTAGATTTGTGGTAATAACAGCACCTTATAATACAGTATACACATCTACTGATGGCCTTATTTGGACTAATAAAGGCGCAGCTTCTGGTCTGCCATTTGAATTTATCTATACTGTATATCCAGATGGGCAGGTAGCTTATAATACAGGGCCCAGCCATATTAGATGGATCAATAATTTCTGGTTCTCCTCTCTAGGATATATAACAACAGATCCTGATGCTAAGATAGGATGGAATAAACCAGCAAATAATTTGAATACACTATTAGGAGCAGATGCAGGAACTGCTCATATTGTAGAGATAGTATTTAATGGTTCAAGATATGCTGCCATTGTTAATTATCAGACACCAAGTGGGGTATATAGTCAAGTAGTATCCAGTGTTGATTTTATTACTTGGGCAATAGCAGTTAATGTTTCTTTGCAGAATATTATGGTATTAGGAACAGAATTTTATGGCTATAATACTACGGGCAATAATAGATGGAATACTACTGGTAATGGTACTGTCTGGACTATGACTGTAACCACAGTAGGTATTTCTCAATTTGATAGAGTAAGTAGGGGGAATAGTATTTTCTTATCTAAATATTCTGGCTTTAATCAGAATTATCCTACACCTTCTACGGATAGTCAATATGCTCCTAAACGCTCTATTGATAATGGGCAAACATTTCAAACATGTATTATTAATTTATAGACAAGAAAGAAGATAATGCTCCATAAAAATGTACCAGTTCTTGAGAACCACATTCTGCACAATTGGGAGGTAGCAGATGCCGCTGCCTTAGCTGCTCTTGTTTTATCTTCTGCCGATAGAGGGAAATTAGCATGGCAAAGAGATACTAATGTTTTCCTATTCCTAGCAAATGATATTGGTCCAGTATGGCTTCCTTGTCTAGGAGTTAAAGGAGACAAAGGCTTAACAGGAGATCCTGGCTTAGCTGGAAAGTCTATTTTGAATGGAATAGTAGCTCCAGTGGCTGGCATAGGGGCAGATGGTGATTTCTATCTAGATACAGTTCTTATGAAGTTATATGGTCCTAAAGCTGCTGGTGCTTGGCCTGCTGGCATTATTATGAAAGGAACAAATGGCACAAATGGCACAAATGCTATTAAAGTTCTCCCAGTAGCATGTTCTGATGAAATAACTGCTCTAACAGTTGGAACTGGTAAGGTCACTTTTAGAATGCCATATGCGATTAGAATAACTGGTATTAGGGCGTCTCTTACAACAGCGCAAGCAGCGGGTGCCTCTTTGCTTACCATAGATATCAAAGCAGATGGTGTTTCTATTTTATCTCCTAAATTAACAATAGATAATACAGAAAAAACTTCCACTACTGCGACTACTCCTTATAGTATTACTGGAACAGACATCATAGATGATGCTGAGATTTCAATTGATATTACAGCAATAGGGGATGGTTCTGCCAAAGGACTTAAAGTTTATCTGATTGGAACTTGATTATGCCTAAACTGATAAAGAATAAACAGAATGGATTTTTAATTAATCCTTTCAGAATGGCACCACCTCCACCTCCTGCTGGTTTATGGTTGGCCTACAAAGGCAATTATCTTATCTCAGCTATGGCGTATGCTGGAAATGCTACGGGAGCTGGATATGATTCTACAGCTATAACAGATCCTAATTGGGCAGCAAATTTTGGAGCTACTACTGCTGTTGGAGTATTTGCATATAATAGAAGTGCCGGAGTAGCTGATACTGGAACAATAGGTCCTAAGATTATTGATAGCTACGATCCTAATGCTATTTTTGATGTAGTAGCGTGGAATCATTGTTACTATGTAGATTTACCAGAATCTACTATAGAATTTTTAGATGCAAATAATGTAGTTCAAGCAGTATTTTCAACTATATACAAATCAGATTTCTGCGCAGCTATTAAGTATGGGCCAGATATAGCAGGATTAGCTATTGCTCCTTACTATCAAAATGGTGCTGTTCTATATTGCCAAGGAAGATTAACTCTCAGTCCATCAGGATTTAGTTGGGTTCCTGATACTGTACCAAATAATAGTAATACATTAGCTTTTACATATAATAAAGATCTTAGCACAGTTACTAAACTTAGAGTAACTATTAGGGCTAAGTCTAACTACACTGGGGGCTGCCCCACCTATTGTTCTTATAGAATTGTTTGATAGAAAGAATGATATGAATCTTACTCCAATTATAGCTTCTATTTTGGATTTGGAGAAGGGCTATGTAAATCATCCTTCTGATAGAGGTGGTCCTACTAATTTTGGAATCACAGAAGCTGTTGCAAGAGCTAATGGCTGGACTGGTGATATGAGACTTCTTTCTAGAGAATTTGCTGTGATGATATATACCAAGAGATATATTCTTGAGCCCAAATTCGATAAGATTGCAGATATATCAGAAGATATCGGGGAAGAGCTCATAGATACTGGTGTGAATATGGGACCAGCAATTGCTTCTATTTTCTTCCAACGTCTCCTAAATGCTTTCAATGCCAAAGGCGCTAAATATGCTAATATCTTTGTTGATGGAAGAATTGGCCCCCGAACTATAGAAGCTTTCAAAGCGTTCATTGTCTGGAGAAAAACAGAAGGTGAGACCACTTTTCTCAAAGCTCTCAATGGGATACAGGCTGCAAGATATCTTGATATTGCTGAAAAGAATGAGACACAAGAAGATTTCTTCTATGGCTGGATTAAGAATAGAACATAGGATTTTTGCTAGCTTTTAACAAATGTAAAGAACAGGAGAAAGATAATGGATCCAATTAGTATAGCAATAGCCCTTGCCCAATTTGCACCATCCCTTATGCGCTTTTTCGGTGCAGGAGATAAAGCTACTACAGTGGCAGAAAAAGTCATTGGCATGGCTAAGAGTGTTACAGGAGCTCAGACACCAGAGCAAGCTCTTGAGATGATGAAATTTAGTACAGATAGACAAGTAGAATTTAATCTTGCTGTTTTAAAAGTTGATTCTGAATTAGAAGCTGCCTACTTATCCGATATTCAAAGTGCCAGAGTAAGAGATATTCAATTCTTACAAACAGGTACTAGAAATTATAGAGCAGATACTATGTACTTTCTAGCTGTTATAGTAATTGCTGGGCTTGTATGGGTTGTTATGCAATCTGAGATGGATGAATATGGTAAAGGTATTATCACATTAGTTCTTGGACGTTTCTTGGGCTATCTTGATAATATCTATAACTTCGAATTCGGCTCTACAAGAAGCTCTAAAGATAAGGATGCAACAATACAAACTCTTGTGGCTCCTCTTAAAACTACCGTTATTACAAAGAAAGAGGATAAATGATGGCCACAACATCTGGTATCAAAGAACAACTATATCCTTTTGCAACAGAGGATTCAAAAGCTATTCCTCTTGATGTGATAAGACCCTTGTCTCTTATAATTAAGAGCTTCTTAGGAACAGGAGTGGCTGCCGCTTTAATTATTCCCCTGAATTGGAAGCTAGCTACTTTCTTTTCCCCAGTAGGATGTTTGATTGAATTCGCAGCAGAGACTCTAACCAATCCTGTGACAGATGGAATAGAATATGCCAATACTCTTTTTGTTCCTCCTAATTGTATTGTTACTTCAACTGTATTGGTAGGAGTTGCTAGAGTAATATCAATAGATAATGATACTGCTGGATTCGTAGTAGCTCAACAGATTCAAAAATGGGCCGGATTGGCATTAGCTCGACAAGTATCTAAAATCTAACAGGAAGAAATAACGTGGCCCAAACTGCAAAATTCATTGACATTACTAGAACATTCATTCCAGTAGATCCTAATGCTTTCCCTGAATCTCTGCATACATCAGGTAGAGAGGATGCTCCTGAAAATAGAATTCCAGTAATGGCTTATAAGGGCTATAATTTTCTTCCTACAAGCTATGGATATAAGAGCTATTTTGGAACAGCTCAGAAACTAGCAATTGATGCTCTTAATACAAGAATAGATTATGTTTTCATCTATCAAAATCTTGCATATGAAAATATTTTAATAGCTTTAACAGAATCTGGTGTATGGCTTAAAGAAGGAGATTCGTCTGGCCCATGGATCAATACTATACCCTATATTGCTTCTGAAGATATAAAAAAGCATTATAATTGGAGTTATGTTATAATTGCTAATACTCTGTACGCATACATGCAGGGTAGGAATAAATATATTAAATTTGATCATTCTTCTATTACCAAAATTACAGCAGTTGAAGTAGCTCCTAATTTTCTTAATATGAGTGCTCAAGTTGGTATATTCCGTGCATCTGGGAGATTAGCATTTTGGGATACAGATGATAGTACTAGTTGGGCTAATCTAGATGACTTTGCAGACTTCTCTCCTTCTCTAGAGACTCTAGCCGGCAATTCAAAATTTGCAGATATACAAGGTAGGATTGTCACAATAAGAGAACATGGGTCAGGATTCATTATCTATTCTACCAAAAGTATTGTATACATATCTCAGAGTCTTGATTCTGTATTCCAATGGAAGCCTCAAATAATTTTGGGAACTGCTGGCATATCCTATCCAAGGCAAGTTACAGTAGCTTCTCCAGATACTATCCATTTCGTATATAGCTCTGAAGGACTTAAAAAGATTGAGATGGCAAGAGAAGAGACTATTGTTCCTGAGGTTACAGACTTTCTTAAAGATTATGGTCAACCAGTCTATCTTAAAATTCTGCAAGGACGCTATCTTTTCCTTGAGATTCTTGACCAAAACTATATAACAGGTAACATTCAATTAACAGAAGAGGAAGTTCCAGAAGTAGACTATACATTCCCGGGTGGCGGAAATATAGAAAATATTCCTCCAATAGAGCATGAGAATGACTTGTGCCCTATTATTGGTGGAATAGGAGATGGCGGATTAGCAGGATCACAACCTCCTACTGCTCCATTAGATAAGAAATCAGGAACAAGTGTTAAGCCTATATGGACATGCTGGATTAGTAGAGCAGGAGCTGTAAATGCAGATAATATTACATGGACTTCTGAGCCTTGCCATGTATCTTGGCCTGATGGTTCTACCTTCGATATGGCCCCAGCAGTAGCTGGACTAGATAAACTAGGTCAGACTTCTACCAATAAAACTCCTGTAACAGGAGTAGAAGCATATGTAGATGGTATATGGACAATAGAAAGATTTATTCAAACTCAGAGTGCTATATGGGAACAAGAGCAAAGAGTGCTCAATGATGTTATCACAAAGATATCTAATAGATCAAAATCAGTTAGTATATCTGGTGAAGCTACCTCATGTGTAGAGTCTCCTGCTAACCATGATGAATGTAAAATAGGACGCTTTGCTGCAAAATATAGTGCCCCTAAATTCGGTATGAGCAAATGTTCATTCTGGCTTACACGATATGCTATTGCTGCGGTTGATCTAATTCGTGTAAAGTCAGAGCAGCTGGCTTGTGGCCCATTAGTTCCTAAGTACGGACAATGGCATACTAATCTTCCTGGAAGTTTATATCCCGCTGATTCTCCATCAGCTTCTCTTGCTGCGTATAATGGAGCTAATAATAGTAATGTGCAATTGCTAGGATGTGGATTACCACAACAACCGGATACTCCTATTTATGATCCAGATGGAGGATGTGCCTGTTATCTTACTACGGGGTCAGGCTTTGGTATAATGCGTGAATGGACTATGGTATATAAGACCTCCACTACTGTAAGTGCTTATAATAAAGTAGTTGATGTAGATGTTATTAATCCTACACCTGATACAGGATATTGTGAGATTACTGGATGGTCTTACACTAAACAAGATGGAACAATAGGAACTATACCTAAGAGTGATGGATGTAGTGAACCTACTATCTTTCCTAAAAATTCTGCAGGACAGATAATGTCTGGTGGTATTAAACCTCCTATATCAACAGCTAATGGTTCATTATGTGGTACTCCTTATATTCCACCCATCATAGAAGGCACTCCTGTAATATGGCCTCCTCAAACTATTACTCTGCCACCTAGTAGTTTCCTTCTTCAACTAGGAAGTCCTGCTCCTCTTTATCCTACATTCGTTGGTGCTCTTGTCTATGATCTTCAGCTGAAGAAATGGGGTAAGATGAATTTACGCTATAAAGAACTTCTGGATTATTCCCCAATTAACTCCACAAAGAATGGTGTTGTTCCTTCTAATGTTTTTGGAATAGACGCTGGTATGGTAGATTCTCAAGGTAGAATATCTCTATTTGATAGATATCCCTCTGACTCTTATATATCATATGGCAAAGTAGGATATGATAGACTTGGCTCAACTTCTCCTGAAGAAGTTACTGTTCATTTCAAAAGTCTTTCTACTGGTCTATTGAAAATAGAAACATCATTAGGAGGAAAGAATTTATCAGCTGGATTAGTTATTACAGAAGATTTTAAAGATGCTTCTAAAGCTACTATCTATGGAGGATATCCTGGTAGATGGTGCAATATAGAAATTTCTGGCATTTACGATATTAACTACCTCGAATTCCGAGGCTTTACACAAGGAAGAAGATAATGGCTACTGCTGGTACACCAATCTCAAAATATGCTACTACTGCTATAAATGCTGCTGCTTTGAAGCCAACATCACAGCAGACTTCAGGCTCCAGCAGTGGAACAACAGAAGGATCCACTAATAGCACAAGTGAAATGACAGGGTCAGGTACGAGCGTTAATAACACTCAGAATATGACTCCTCAGCAATTGGCTGCTTTGAACAATCTGATAGCTCAGCTTTCTTCTGGTGGCACTCCTGCTATGAAGCAAGATAGAAATACTAGAAATCAAGAGATACAGACTGTTCAAAACAATAGAGCAGGATACTCTAAAGATTCTGCTTTCAATGATGCTCAAGGACTTATTGCTCAGACTATTCGACAAGCTCTTGAGAAAGTCCTTCCTGGTATTAACTCTGGTTCATTAGGAGCTGGTTCTTCACAATCTTCTATGCGTGCTCTTCTTACACAGAAAGCAGCACTAGAAGCATCTCAGGCAGCGTCTGCGCAAGGATTAACAGCAGCTGTCAACTATGGGCAAATATCCAATGGCATGACCACTAACATTGCTCAGCTTTTAGGTATTCAAGATCCTGCTACTGCTGCTCTTATCAATGCTCTTGCTGTCTCAAAAGGTTCTGTTGTTAATAGTACAACTAATACAAACAATAATCAGACAACGAATACTACTGGAACTACAAGTGGTAATACAACTGGTGTACAAAATCAGAATCAGAACACACAGTATGGAGCAAGTAATAGTAATATAGCTCCTAGTACATCAAATAGCTTTGTGCAGTATGGTGGCGGAACTGTAGATAATATCAAAGCAAATTCACAAGTCACCAGCAATCAGGCTCTAATAGATATGGTTAATGAGCAGAATGGTGGATCTTTTGTAAACGATTATACCTTCTAATGGAGAAACATCATGGGAATTATGGACTCTGTACTAGCAACTTTGAATCTTGCTAAGCCATTAGAACCAGTAGGAGAATGGTCAGATAATTCGCAGCCATCTATATATTCTTCACCAGAGGAATGGGCTATCTATCGTTCAAGACAAGCTGGAATTGGCGCGCCTCCTAGCCAAGGACCAGCAAGCGCGCCAATTGCAAATATCGTGGCCAAGAATCCAATAGCAGCTCTGCTTGGTTCTATGGATAATCCAATAGTGGCTCCTACTCCTGGACAAGATCCTAATGATACTCTTGCATCTGTACAAGACAGAGTAGATTGGCTGATGCAGAATGATCCTTTTTTCAAAGATGCTATGAGTGGAAAAGCTCCTAAAGATTCTGGCCAAGACGCTATTCAAACAGATCCTCTCAAGGCTGACAAGAATGGTTGGAATCTACCTAAGACTGGGTCTGTAAATACAACTGGAGCAATGCAAAGAATCAATGCAAGAGCACAGGCTGAAAGCTCTGGAGTATCAGCTACAAGAGATTCTTCAGGACAATTAACTCTTTCCAATATCTCACCAGAAAATAAAGGTCCTTCCCTAGTAGCTCCTAATGTTTCTTCTTCTCTCTTGAATAGTGTTGAGCTTCTGAAGAAAGCAACAGATCCTGATGCTGCTAGAGGTATTATGGCCAATATCAGGGAATCTGCTGCGCTAGAACAAGCTAGGATTGAGGGTATGGCTAATGACTTTGCTTCTAGTAAATTGGGTGTACCTGAGCTTCAGAAGGCACTTATGGAATCTGAGTCAACTGATAAGACTGATCCATTGTATTATCCTGGCATTGGTGATTCCCCTATTACACAGGTTCTTAGAAATCAAGTCAATACAGCTAGGACTGCTGCTGAATTTGAATCCAAACGATTTCTTGAGAGCAATACAAACTCAGCTGCTCTCAAAGCTACCCTTGCTACTGCTTCTTTTGAGATGAAAAGGATGGAAGCACTTGCTATTAAGAAAGATAACTTATCCACCAATCTTGAGCTCAGGGCAGCTGATAGTGCAGCTAAGAGAGAAGAGATAAGACAAGAGAAGAATGATGAGATTCTTTCCACTCTTAATCCAGCAGCACGTAAGCGTCTAGCAATTCTCAATCCACAATATGAGAAGAGCGGAAATGATGACAAGGATATGGCTAATCTTTTCAAAGCAGCTACAAAGAACAAAGTAAGATTAGAAGCTTTGGCCGCACCGGAGTCTGAGCTTCCCTTCCTAGCCCTTTCCGGAAATCCAGATGCTATTGCTCTAACAGTAGCAGGTGAGATAACAAACAATCCTGGAGCATCAAAAGATATTATAGAAGCCAAACTTATTAAAATCAGAGAAGCTGCTCTTGCTCCAGATTTTGCTAAGAAGATGATAGCTTTTAGACATCCTGGGAAAGAAGGTAGTGAAGAAGCTAAGAAAGAATTACTTGCTCTTAATACTGGCAAGATGAGCTTGGATGCTACCGATAAAGAGAATAATAGAATTCAAAGATTCCATACTGCACTTGAGATGGAAAGAGCTGGAGCAACTAATAAGTTCATGGATGATACTGCTTCTTGGGGTATTAATGATGATGCTTTCATAAGAGCTCAACAAGATTCCCTTAGAATAGCAAAGAATAGAAGAATGGATAATGTACTTAATGCCTATGTAGGTAGCTTTAGAGATGATGGAGCTCTGGCTAAGCTATATGCATTTAACGCATTAGTGGACAAAGCTTCTATGTCACAAAAAGATAGTATTTTTGGAAGACCTGATCCTGCAAGAGTCAAAGCTCTTGTAATTGAAAGAGCTAGAAGTTCTGGTATTGTTGATGTTATTAAAAAGCATATACAAGAAAATTCTTCCAATAGTCTAGATATCATGGGAGCTCTTGTTGGATGGGATAATACAAGTAATAGTTCTTTAGTAGATCCTGAAACAGGACAACTTCGGAAGCTTCCATAATTCTGCAATATCTTAGAGAATAGAAAGAAGGAAATAAAATGGCTGACTATAGTGCGGAAATTAACTTAGACTACCATAATAACATACAAGACACACAGAATAATCTTGTCTCCGATGTGCTAGGGGGTGCGGCCGCTACTGTAGTAGATGCTGGAGCTTCAGTATGGAACTCGCTTCCTGGTACCACTAATGTAGATACTGCTGATCTTCTTTCTGGTATTTCTGATAATGCTCTAAGGGTCTATCAAGAACATCCTGATGTTATTCATGCAGCATCTTTCATTGGTTCATCCTTTGTTCCAGGAGCTATTGCTCTAAAGGGAATGAACGCTATGCGTAATGGTTCAAAGGCTGTCAGTTGGTTCTCTAAGCTAGGGAGAGAAGCTGATATGGCCAAGGTGTCAGAAGCTTTCTCGCAGGGGGCAGAAGGAACCAAAGCATATAGAAGCGCAATTCGCGGCATATACGCTAAGACAGCAGTGAATCAGGCTATTGATGCAGCTGCTATGGAAGGAGCAATTCTTCTTACTCTCAATGGATCTCCTATGGTTGAGGATTATATGAAAGATCCTCTTACCAATTTTGGAATCTCAGTAGCATTTGGTGGAGTGCTAGGAGGAGGTATTGGTGCAATAGCAGATCACTTTGCTGTGAGTTCTCTTACTTCAGGGATAAAAGAAGTGGCATTAGATAATACTTTGAGAAGAGCCAAGTCTGTTCTATCAGATATGTCAAATACTGTAGCTCTTCAAACTTCAGCTGCAAATATAGATATGTATGCAGAGATAGTAACTCAAGCTAAGTTAATAGGTAAGACACCAGAGAATGATCTTACAACTAGCCTTGCCTCGAAACTCCAGCTCCTAGAAGTGAAACAAGCTAATGATCGCTTTGAATCTATGCTCTCCCCTGCTCTCAGAGAACTTGATCTTGATGCCAAAGAGTCTATCAAAAAGACTATGATGACCAATCCTGATATGTTCGGGGTAGAGAGTCTATCAGCTGTTGCACCTTCTGATCTTAAGACTGCTGGGATATTAGGCGCTCCTAAGAATCCACTTGATGCTATTCCATCTCTTACAACTAGTGTCTCTCCTAAAGGGCCTATTGCTCCAAAGTCTGTAAAATCCGTATACTTCCCAGAACTTGGCCTCTATGGAACAGTATCTGATCTCAAGCATTATGCTGGCGCTGTTGTTCTTGATAAGACTCCAGAAGAATTAGCTAAAGGTCTTGGGAAATTCTATGGCAAGAGTGCCAATTATGATGCACCATTTGAGCTTATGTCTTCAAGTGCAGCTGAGATGCAAGGGAGTTTTATTGCTCAGATGAAGCGGATAGAAGGCATGAGTTTGAAGCAGCTTGAGAAGCTAGAAGTAGCTCCTTCAGATACTGCTATGATCACAGCTCTTATCACAAGAATGAGAGGAGATCCTGAGTTGGCTACTCTTGGTATTAAGATAGGGACAGGTGAGGAATATACGAAAGCTATCTTGAAAGAAGCTGATGCGGCGTTGGCTGCTAAGGTTTCTGGCGCAGACGCTGTTGTTGATAGTCTTCCAAGTGTGAATCCTGCTAAGATTGTCAAGGGAGATTCTGCTGCTCTTGGAGTTCCTGCCACTTATCAAGCTAAGGTTGATTCATTCACCAATGCTAAAGCAATTAAAGAAACTGATCCAAGGAGATATGGTAATGGAGTATCCAATGATATATCTGAAATGATATCAGGATGGATAAGTGGTAGTAAAAAAGATTTTGATTTAATAAGACGTGGTGCATTTGAATTTTCTAGAGGAGGTTCTTATACCGGTTCATATACAGATTATGCAGCAACAGCACGTAAGATTGATAGAGCACAAGCGCAAGGTAAGTTAGGTGAGCTTCTTGATATGGACAATATTAGTATTGCTGATATTGCTAAAGCAGAAGCACACAAAGCTGGTGAAGCTTTTGCACAAATGTACAACTCAGAAGGATCACAGGCACTTAGAAGTAATTTTCAGAATGTAGCAGATAAAGATGGTAATGTTCTACTCTTTCGCGGAGCACGAGAAGCTGGTAGAGAGGCTGGGCGAAATACTGTTAGAAGCTATACAGCTGACATATCAAAAGCCAGAGAATTTGGTAACATTACAATGTATAAGGTTCATGTAGATGACATTGCTGCTGGTTTCATAGACTCTGCTGGTACCAGTCAAACTAATGAGATTCTTGTTATAGAAGGTGCGCGTCACGGAGAAGCTACTCTTTCTACAGCAGGTAAAGTATCTTTTGCTAGGGAACAAGCAGCTAGAGTAGAAAGCTCTGGTCTTGTAACTGCGGGTGTTAAGACAGCATCTCTCACCGATCTACAAGGAATGTTAATTGCAGCTAAGAGAGATGACATAGATGCTCTTCTTGCTAGAGGTATTCCATTTGAATCAATAGCACTCAAGACCAATACAGATCCTACTATAGTTAAGACATATGCTCTTAGGAAAGATAAGACACTAGATAGTTTTACTGATATTCTCTATTTTAATACAGAGTCAAACAATTATGGTAACATTATTAGCACGATGGCTGATGCTGATATAGCTCTTAATAAAGCAAGACAGCCATTAGTTCTTCAAGGAAATCAGAGAAAGAATCAATATGCAGAAGCTTATGCTGGTCTTGATAATCGCTCTCTTACAACAATCAATGGTGAGATAACAGCTGCTTCTCTGTATTCTTCTAAGAATCCGGCCGCTATTCAATTAGCAGATTATCTATTCTCTCCCGGCTCTGACTCATCCTCCGCCAGATATGTTCTTGACATGATCAAATCTTCTCTTTCAAAAGGGAATGATCAAACAGGTGGTAATATCTTTATTAATAGCTTTGATTTCTTTGCAAGGAATATGGGTGACTTAGGGCCTATGATCTCAGCCGTAGGAAAGCAGATAGGCCATATTGCTAATCAATATATTGATTCTGTAAATATACCACTCAAAGATGCTATGAGCAAAATGTCTGCTAGTGCTGCTGAGACAGTAGAATTCAATACCTTTAGAGAAATCTATGCTGGACTAGCGGGGTGGCGAATGTTTGATTCTGCAACTGGGCAGCTTATGCAGAAGGTTGAGAAAATAGGAATGGATGGAAAGAAGGTAACTGTTCTAGAGGCAGTCAAATTTCAAGACAAGACTTACTCTGTTGTGTCAGCTTCAGTAAAAGAGACAATCCAGATGATGCAAGATAAGTCACCAGAACTTCTTGGTCTCATCAATACCAATAGAAAGATTCAAGGTATCAAGGATGTATCTGATATAGGTCTTTGGATTCCTTCAGTCAATCCTGTGAATAAGATAATAGCCTATGTCCACAATCTATCAGAAGATAGCACTCAATTGCTTTGGGCAAATACCATGGAAGAATACACACAAATTGTAAGAGATTACAAAGCAAGACTTGTAGCTTCTGGTCAGGATAAGAATATAAGAGTTTACGAGAAGGGTGTAGAACAAGAAGAATGGAGTAGAATGAATGGTCGTCTTGATGTTATGAATATGAAGGTAGCAGATTCCTCAGCTAAGAAATCTGGCTCATCAGGATCTGCTCTTATTCGTAGTGACAATCAAGTGTTCGGAGAAATTGCTGGAGGATATCAGCACTTCATCAATGCTCAGATGCGTATCATGGCTGATCTTTCAATGAGTGATATTACAGGTGCTCTTGATAAGATGTCAGCTATTAGCCAAGGTTCCTTTGCATCACAGCCTCTTACTGGTGTGAAGAAGTTCCTTGAAAAGCCTAAAGATACAGCTAAAATTCTGAAGAATGCTTTATTAGGAGATAGCAATTTGAGCGAATATACTACATGGAAAGATGTGAATAGTAGCTTTGAGACAGGACTTGCTTATGGTTCTAGAGCAGTTAATAAGATATGGGATACTGCTGTAACTCCTCTTATGAAAACATTCGTAGGAGGCAAGAAGACTCTATCTTCTAATGATCTTGCCAAAATGGACTATTCAATTCTTGAAAAAGAGATGGCAGATAAAGGTATTGTTAATCCATGGGCTGGCTTCAATGCAGAAGCTGCCAGCATGTTTGGCCTATCCCGTTTGGAGGATTCTCCTGATACTTCAAAGCGAATCATATCTGCATCAAACGCATTAGCTGCTACGATTGCTCTTCGTGTAGGAGAGCTGGCCCAGCCTATTGTGAATATTATGTCTCTTCCTATTCTAACAAGTTTGGCAAAAGCAGCCAGTATGCCTGAAACATTCATGGGAATTCAAAAAGGAACAGCAAAAGTTTCAGGCGTACAAATCATGTATGAAGGCATGAGAGCTTCCCATAGCCCTGCTTTTGCTCATTTAGGGACAAAAGCTGAAGCATTGGGCTATTTTACGCCTTTGGTATCTGAAGCCAATAATACCTTAAAAGCTGTTGCATCAATGAATAAAGGTGCAATTTCAAGTATTGAGAAAGCACTTGATTCACGATTCGTTGAGATCATGTCTAAGCCAGCAGATTGGAGTGAGAGCTTTGTTCGTAGGCAGACTATGTTTACTGGCTTTGTATTAGCTAAAAGGCTGTATCCTGAGCTTGGTGATGAAGGAGTAATGATCTTTGCTAGAGATTTTATGGATAAAGCAGTAGGCAATTTCCATGCGTCTCAGAGGCCAGTTCTATTTCAGGGTACTCTTGGTGTTGCATTAGGTCTATTCCAGACATACTCTTTGACTTTGGGGCAGGCTATCTATAGACAACTTGAGCTCAAAAACTACAAGGCTATTGGTGTAGCAGCTCTTACTCAATCAGGAATATTCGGTGCAAGCTCAATGCCAGGCTTCTCCGCCGTGAGTCAGGCTATTGGTAATCATTTCTCAGATGACAATGTTGATCTTACTACTGGCACCTATAGAGCCCTCCCTGATACAATGGCTAATACTGTACTCTATGGGCTTCCATCTTTGGCTGGTACAGGATTGAATACACGAGGAGATGCTAGCTTTAGATTCCCCGGTATTACTGGTGATAATATTGTAGCCTTGAATTTTGCCAAGCAAGTGACTCAGGCTGTTGGCTCAATAGCTGATAGTTTAAAGGGAGATCCTAATCAATCAGGAAGAGCCTTGATGCAGGCACTCAGTCTACAGAATATGTCGCGCCCGTTAGCACGTATGTCTGAGGTTGCTACTGGATATTCTGTTACAAGAGCAGGTAATACTGTACAGATACCAGAAGAAGTATGGACACCAACAGGAGTGATAGCAAGAGTATTAGGAACAAGACCATTAGAAGAAGTTAAACTAAGGGAGACTATGCATCTTAATACCTTCTATGGTTCTTTGGATAGGGATGCAAGACAAGAGCTTACAGATCGTTTAAAGACAGGAATAAGGAATGGATCTTTAGATGATGATCAAGTAGAGAAATTCTCGCATGATTATATGAGAAAAGGCGGCACCCCTACTGGCTGGCGATCAGCTTATAATACAGCAATAGGACAGACTGAAACATCAGGGAAAGAAGTCTTTGTGAATAAGCTTAAACCGAACAATCCTATAAACTATATGATGAATAATTCTATTGGATTGTGATTCTTCCAAAAATTGTGATTCCTAAGAAGATAGCAAAAAGCCTCTATATCAATTAAGATATAGAGGCTTTCTTTATGGCTCAGACCATTTACGTCTTTGATATTCTTCTTCTTCTAATTCCTCAATCCTTTGTAGCATCCAATGATTATGTATTCTCTTTAGCTCCCTATAATGATAACCAAGGCTGGAAGGTACTGACTTATGTACTTCGTATATGTGAAGAACTTCCTCTTGTATCTCAGATGATAGGAAAGGCCAGTGATCTAAGCATATCCATATTCTAGGATATAACTTGATATGGCATCCTGGCCATGCACATCTATTGAGAATCCTTGATGGCTTCATATTTCTTAAAATTCCTATCTTCTTCTATGTACAGAGTACCATCTTCATTCTTAACAATCCAATCAGTAAGATATACTCTTATAGTCTTTCTACCAGTTCGACATTGCAGAAGATCATTCTCGTCATAGAATAGAACAATTCCGCGGAAGGCTGGCATTAGCCATTCTGGTATGGTATTGCTATTATTTTGAACATCCATAATAGATGCCTGCACAGCTTCTACTATCTCACCATCTGGTCTTTTGTATTTGAAGCTCTTGCTACTACTCTTGCTATTGCTATTAGATATAGACATAATCACTCCTGTCCTTCCTTCTTAAGTTTAAAGATTCTATCATGTGCTTTGCTCATAGCCATATTATCATTCCTAATCTCTGTAAAGCTAACACGCTCGCGAATTTCACCTTCTATCCAGAACTCATATTCCATAGAGAGTTCATTCTTCCGTAAACCACTGAAGCTTTTAGCTTTGAGTTCTGGAGAAGTATAGAAATCATTATGATCTGGGCGCTTGAAAGACTCTGTTACTGGATTGAGCTTATGAAGAGTAAGAGTCTTTCTTTTCCTTGGTTCTGGTTTACTATTATCCATTATGATTTCTTGCTCCTTATCACAAAAGCACCATCTTCTATTCCTGCTACAATAGTTTCTTTTTTAACAAGTCCTAATCCATGCGTTGCAAGAATATGCTCTTTAGGAACAGAGAATCCAGCAGCATTTTTATGCCCTCCTCCTCCATATTCTTTAGCAATCAAGGAAACATCCATTCCTTGAGACATACTACGCAAAGAGAATGTTCTACCTTTAGGTGTGTCCCAATAGCAAGCTGCAAATACTTTACCTCCTAAGTACATCTCAGCCATGATATGGCCAGCATCTGAGGAGAAGATATAAGGTAGAGAAGCTACTGGAATCTCAATACCTCCTATCATTCCCATTCGCTGAGTCACCTTCAAGAGTTCTGTTATATCCTTGAAGTGCTTACGTTCAATTGCGGAACCTTCTCGCACAAGTGAATCTAATTCTGAGTCCTTATAGGACATTAACTTGTCCCAATTCTCCCACGTATATTCATAGGAAAAGATAGCTGCTATAATCTCTCTTGTATTGGCATACTTAAAGAGCCATAGATCACGATCTTCAATATGCTTTAGAAGAACTGGCATCTCTCCCATACCTTCCAAGCCATTATGCTTCTTCCAGTAGTTCCATGCAAGAACAGCACCACTATGTTCAAGACTTGTATAAGAAAAGAAATTGTTCTTCTCTATATAAGTATCATCAAGCTCTTTGAGATCATCAAGTGCAGTCTTATGATGATCTATCAGGGTAACAGATAGTGCATCCTCACACATCTTAATAACAACATCTCTCTTATAAGAGAAGTCAACCATATAGACAGTTCGATCTGTACAATCAGGAGGTGTTTCAGAATAGACACCGGGATGAAAGTCAAAATCTACTTCTATCAGATTAGACACATGACGGAATACCCATGCTGCGGAATAACCATCGGCACAATTAGCATGATAGATGACAAGGGGATTTTTGTACTTCATTACTTTATCTAAAAGAGTTGTCATAGTAATTTCTTTCTATATATTAAGTTCAGGGGTCAAATAATCTCAGTCTCAGTCAGCCAATCCAGATCAAGTAATTCTTTAGGCCATTCAACAGCAGGTCTTAACAATGGCATATAGCCTGTCTTACCCCTTATCTGAATAACTTGAATTCTCTCAGCCATCTTTAGAGAATTAAGTACTTCAGCTAAGTCTGAATGTTTGTTCAATTCTTTGTGAACAAGTTTGAATATGTCTGAACTGGTAGCAGGAAGTGTCCTGTGGCTTAGGTAGTCAAGTATCTTATTGGATACATCAGAGAACTTACCTTTGCCGTATTCTCCTAATGCGTGTGGCATTTTCTTCTCAGCCATTGCAAGCATCGTGTTTGCTCTAATCATATGCTTGGTGTGTATTTCCATTTGAAGATCAACAGCAGCTAGTATCATT